AGAATCTAATGTCATTAGGTATTAGATTCTATAAGAAAGGATACTATTAATTTTTGACCGTTTAAATAATACTGGAACAACGCAAAAAAATCAATCAATTTCGGGGGGTATCATAAGCCAAGAACATCTGCAATTTATTATTTCATTCGCTGGACCCCTTGGATCTCGTGGGAATTCGAGATTAGCGCCATTGATCGTTTTCCAAGATTTTCCTACTTCGATTGTTTGCCCGTCTAAACTTTCGTGGCTATCTCTAACCCTTTCGTCGCCCGCCGATATCCATTGTTTTTTCATGCCAGGAATCAATGAAGATGCGTCTTCTTCAGCCGCTTTTTGCCCCATACTAACAGCTAAAAGTGTTTCTGTTCTAGCTATTGTTTTCGCCCGTCCTGGAGCGTATTCGCCGAAATAGGTGATTATATCTTTTGCTATTTCGTCCAGTGTTTTTGACTCATTCATTCCTCTTTCAATGGTTTTTAGAATGTCATTTGTGGTGGTCTGTGTGAAACCTTGAAAATTTCTAATAGCGCGCGCTTCCATTAGACTTCGCCTGTTTTCTTCGTTTCGAGATCCTATTGCGTAAATTTCTTGCTTTGATGGAAGGTTGAACGGAACGTCTAAATGAATGTTATAGCCGATATCACTCGAAGCTTGAAGGGTGGGAACGGTTTCCTTAACATAAACCTCCTCATACTCATTAAATGCTTTTTGTAGAGCATTTTTAAGTCTTTCTTCTTCCGGGTAAAAACCATCTTGTTTTAATCTAGTCGCAAAGATATCTTTAAATTCCTTAACTGCCACGACTGCTTGCTCTTCAAAAATATCTAATAAATTTTTAAGCACAATTCTTTCCGCTTTAATAACTGTATTGTCTTCGTTTGACTTTCTTTTTCCCCACCATTCAGCGTATTTCGTTTTTGGGCTTTCGGTTCTCTCTAGTTCTTCGTCTTCATTTATTTCCTCTTCGTTTCTTGGTATTTCTTCTTGTGCATTTCCAGAAAAATAATTCGGAAAATTTGGTTGTTGTTGTTGAGAACCTCGGATTATATCACCGCCCGTTATGGGAGGTAAGTCATAAAGTTTAGCTCTAATTTCGTTGATCGACATAAAATTCATTTGAATGGTTGCTAATTCTGCTTTTGTTTTTTCATCCTCTTGTAGAGCCGCAACATCTGAATTATCAAATTTTATGTAAAACCTACTTCCAAGCTCTTTTTCAAAATATCTTGTTAATTCATCTGCTATCAAATTTTGATAGGGAATAATAGTTTGTTGATAAAAGTTTTTCATCTGCTCTTTTGTTTCATTCGACCCAATCGAACCTGCTTGCTGTAACCCCAATTCATGCGGGGGAATTGCATAAATGGCTCGCAAATCATCTCGATTAATTAGCAAATGCTCTTTTAATTGCTGTTCTGCCATTGTTTGCATGAGTGTTTTCGCCGTAACCCCTTTAGGTAATATCATAGTCCTTCGTTGGTTTCTTCGTCCTGTCCAGTTTAGTTCAACCGACTTAAGGAGTCTTATAGCTTGCTTTTCATTAGCAAGCTCGCCCATTTCTAAGATCGGCCCCGGGTTGGCTTGTTTAAGATAAAAATTTAACAGAAATTCTTTTGTATATTTGTCGAAAAGCATAGATTTTCTGCCAGCTATAAGTGGAGAAAAGCCCCAAAAAACGCTGTTTAAATGCGGTAGTTTCACATGAATGATATCTGAAGGGTGAATTTTTATATTGCCATTATAAATTGATGAATATTCTTGAACCGTCCCAAAGTCCACAATATACCATTTTATTTTACCAGTTCGATCAAATTCGATGCTTGTAATTTCTGTTGGCAATAAGAGCATTTGTTTGTGAAATTTCATGCGCCATATTATTGCATTGCCCATGAGCGAAAGCTCACATGCAAGTTTGTAGAAAAAACTGGTATACCCTTCGTATTCGTTAGGGTTCCAAAGATCGGTCATTAATTTATGCGATTCTGCTTGTTCGGAAACAATTGTTTCATTTTTAAGCACATCACGACAAATTGACAGTGGTTGACTTGCAATCTTTCTAGCTACTAGATTGATTATTATGTATACCCACGTTTCTTGGAAATAGATGTTTTTCAAGCTAATGCGGTCAATATTAGCTTCGACTTCACTGGCCCAATTTCCAAAACCATCTTCTAATGCTGGTTCGTTTGAATATGATTTATCTTCGCTCTTAAGGCTTTTAATCATTGCGATTTTTTGATCTCTCAAAAATTGATCTCTATAACTCATTGCTTTAGCTCCCTTTTTGTTTGTTTATTATTGTTAAATAAAAAAATAATTTATTTTGCACATATTTATTATTTGTAACTATTCAAAAATACTCGAGTATTTTGGATCCATCGTCCTGCAGGATTGTAAGAATTCTGCACATCATAAAACCCCTTAGTCGAAATCGGTGTCAAAACAATCTGAGAGATAATTCTCCCATGTACCAACTACCGACTCCGCTGGCAGCTCTTCTAAAAATCTGATATCAAAATCTTTACCCGAATATTCTTTACAAGCTGCATATCCCAAAAAGCATGATGTTACAATATCGTCGTGAGAACCTTCCGAAGCTTGATACATCATTCTACCAAGCGCGTTCGTTTCGACTTCATAACTATCGAATTCTTTCAGAAGTTCGTGCCACCAGGGAAAAATAACTTCTTCCATTTCAATAGCGGCAATCAAGTCGTTGACCATTTCGGCTTTCGACGCGTTAGAAAAAACGATGCCATGAAACACCAAATCAGGAATTTGTGATAACAAATCATCTATGACGGACCCAAGGCCCGTTTTATCATGATAGAGCATGTCGCATGATTTGAAACGTCTTAAAAATTTAACGATTGTTATCAGTTGATCGGTATAGCGCCTCCCCTGCATCCTATAAAATCCAACACAACGAAAAGGTTTTTTCGTATAATCCCAACATGTCAAAACGGTATAATCTTGAGTTTTTGCCCAATCCGCGCCCGCGACTATATTATAGTTACTATGATCCGGGTGAATCCAAATTTCGTCTTGTCCGGTTTTCATATACTCATTTTTCCAAATTTCTTTGTCGATCTTAAGAGCTGGAAAAACCGCACCATCTTCTATAAATTCAGCGAGATAGTATTGGCGAAAAAGCCTATCGGGTAATAGTCTTTTTGCCTCATCAATCGATTCTCGCGGGACATGTGGGTTGTCCGAAGTGGGGGCTGTAAGAAAAATTTCTTCAGGTTCTCTTTTTTCAAATTTTGCGCGCTCCATTTCCTCTTTTGCTCTCATGCATCCTTTGTAAAAAAAGTTGCGCCCCCTCGGTGTGGATATGTTTAAAACTTGCGCCCTTGTGAGTGTCCACGTTGTTCGCGAGCTTGTCAGAACCTGCTCTTTCATTTTGGCACACTCATCATTGATCTGACCTAAAACCCCCTCTCCTTCTAGGTCTTCGGGATTCTGGCCCGACCACAACTGAAGCTCGATATTACGACTAGGAATATATATTGATGCCTCTGATTTATTTTCTTTAATAAATGGCGGCGGCGGTAACATGTTGAGAACGTAGCGCCTTCCAATTTTTGTTTGCCTAAAAATCGGCGTAACGAGCCTCCAAAGAGAATTAGGAAAGCGCGGCATTGCGTAACACATAGCGCCCGCAGACGCAATCGATTTTCCAAATTTTGTCCCACAAGCGAGCCAAATTGTTTTAGTTTTTGTCTTACGGTCTGCCAGATGCGTAATAACTCGCCGTTGTATTTCTGAATGAGGTGGAAAAATCCTGATATTTATTTTGTCCATTTCTTTACCCGATTTTTTTTGTGCTAAAACCTTCCTGATTATATAGTTTTTTTTAATCAAAACAAACCGGGTGTTGCGTTTAAACGTATAATTTTTTGATTATGTAATCCTTTTGGTTGACATGCATTTAAACATTTGTTATTAAAAAAAGGTCGGTTCGTATTACAGATTACAGATAAGCTATAGGGGTTAGATATGTTAAGGGAAGAGTGGTTAAACAAAATGTCAA